TCGATGGGTGGGTTCAATTCCTACATCACGTGCTAAAAAATAAATTAAAAAAATGAGAACTATTACAATAAAACGAAAATGTAAATGACAATGCCAACTCATTCATAGATTGGCATATTAAAATATCCGTCCGTGGGTGAGTGGCTGAAACCGCCAGTCTTTTAAACTGGATCCATTAGGACATCGTAGATTCGAATTCTACCGGACGGACAAAATAAAAACGATCCGGTCTCTTAGTGGCTATAGAAACTGGCTTTTAACCAGTAGAGATAATGTTCTCAACCGTGGGTTCGAGTCCCACCCGGATCACCAATAACTCAGTTCCCGTAGCTGGTCGAACGGCTCCGACTCTTAATCGGATTGCGAAAGCACAACGAGGGTTCAAATCCCTCCTGAGTTACAATCTTTAAAAAATAAAAAATTATGGACTCATTTTCAACTACGTTAATTAGACTAAGAGATATGATTAACTCTAGATTACGACCTGGTATTGATAAAGTATGGGTACAAGGAGTTAATGCTGGAAATGCTAGATTAGTATTCACTATCTTTTATAATGACAACAGACATTATACAATGAGATTTATGGATGTGAAAAACTTCAGACATTATCGACCTGATGGTGATCCAGATAATGAACTTAGATTACTTGATGCTTATATGGCTCAATTTGTAAGAGTATTGGGTGATGTAATTGAATAAAAAATTTGGAAATCTAAAAACAAAGAACTATATTTGTAATATATAAATAATATGAAAGTTATGAACACTACATCATCATCGTCGTCAAGTCGCAGTTCGAATAAAATTCGAAGATGGTAATGTATTGCTAAAACTAAAGATACACGAAATCCTCGAATTTGAAAAAGTTCGAGGATTTTTTATTTTATAACCTCTCGTAATGGCCTTGTCTTCGAAACAAGAGACGCATAACGGATGAAAATGTGGGTTCGAATCCCACCGAGAGGTCAAATCGGTAGATGTGGGTTCGAATCCCACCGTGTGAAATAGCTACACATAGTATCATAATAGGCGAATGACACCGAAGATATGGAGAGTTGGCAGAGTCTGGCTTATTGCACCGGTCTTGAAAACCGGAGGTCCTTCGGGATCCCAGGGTTCGAATCCCTGACTCTCCTCAAATTTGGAGGTACCCAATGGACAGAGGTACAGCGTCTTGAAAACGCCTAGATCGGTGAAATTCCGATGTGTGGGTTGGATTCCCTCTACCTCCACCAATAGGAAGCGTACCCAATGATGGCAAAGGGGTCACATTGCTAACGTGATAGGTCGGTTAAACACCGGCGAGTGAGGTCGGCACTCACCGCTTCCGCTAAATTCGACTTTTATTTTTAATATATACTTAAAAATAAAAGTCGAGCTAATGAAATTTAAAGTTATAAATTCAAAAATAAATAAATATGCTAAAAAATTAAAAGCTATAAGATATCTAGGAGGGAAGTGTATGAGTTGTGGTGAGGATAATTTTTTTAAGTTGACATTCCATCATAAATCAAATAAGGAATATAAATTATCTGAAATGAAAGAGTACCGATGGTCAGAGATAGAAAAGGAAATAAAAAAATGTGATTTGTTATGTCATAATTGTCATCGTGAACTACATCATAATATTAATATAGATAGTTGGAATAGAAAGGCCAAAATAAATTTGTTAGAATTATATGGTAGCAATTCCTGTTTCGAATGTGGTTACAATAAATGTGCATCATCTCTATCTTTTCATCATACTAGATATAAAAAATTAACAATTGGTAATATTACTTATAAATTTAGAGATGGATTTGATATAGAAGATGATATGATAAAGAAAATTATAAAGGAATTTAAAAATTGTGAACTACTATGTGTCAATTGTCACCTAATTAAACATTGTGATGTTAAATTTTTTAATGAAAATATTGACACAATAGTTGAGAAGTCTTTCAATGATTATGAATTAAGAAAAAAAATTGATAGATCATTAATATTAGATATGTACACAAATGGTATGTCACAAAAAGAGATATCTGTAAAATTAAAATGCTCAAAGGGCACAATATCAGACATATTTAAAGAATTAAAAATAAGAAAAATTGATATAAAAGAGAATAATAGTCCCATAGTTTAAATGGATATTTCCTCTGCTAAATGAGAAAATATATTTAATATATAAGAAAATATATTTTTTAAAATGGCTCATAAACAAGTAAACCACAAAGACCAGAAGTTGTCTAAAGATATGAAGAAGCAAAGTCATGTTTCTTCTAAAAAACCAAATAATTCAACTTTATCAAGTGAAGATCATTTGGCTGAAAAACCAAAGAAAGGATCTCACAGAGAACCAAATTCTAAAAATATTGATGGTGAGAAGTTTTTGGCAAAAGATCATAAACTAACACATATTAAAGAATTCAGCTCATTCAATGAAAATCAAAGTCTTCTTACAGATGATGAGAAAAAATGGTTAGAAAAAAATATTGGATTGGCGGATGAGTTTATCGTCTTTAGATCCACAGACACCGAAATGAGAGATTCTATTTTTTCCAAATTAGGAATAGGAACTAAAAATAATAATGTTATCTGGGGAGCAGGTTCCGGATATTAATTTTGGAAGTTTAAAAACTTTTTGTATATTTATACCCGGACAATCTCCGGGTATTTTGTTTTAACGTAATGAAGAAATTTATATCAATATTAGAAGTTCTTGTAATTATTACATTTGTGTTTTATACATTTTTAACAAATGATGAACCAACTGATAAGGTATTCTTTTTTCTTTTAGAATGTAGTGCTGTTTCAATATGGCACCTTTATGATAAGTATAAGAATTCTAATAAATAACTATTCAGAAACAACTCTAAAAGGCTCATCATCTACTAAATCTGGATTCATACTATCAATTGCTATTCTCTTTTTAGGTTGCTCGGATGATCTTTGAAGTAAAACCGACACTATTACTTGATCAATTTGAGAATAGATATAATTAGGACTTTGTTTTTTAATTAACTTTAAAAAATCCTTATTAAATAAGGAGTTACTAATCATTGTTGAGGTCATCCAATAATCTTTATTATTATCAAATACTTTATAGTCTTCTAAAAGATATGAATGTATTACATATTCTATTTTAGACTTAGCATTTAATGTATCATATTGAAGTATATCTGCAATATTTTTTAATTTGTCTATGTTAGGGAAATATTTCAAACCGTTTCTTTTACTTTTAATCTATTATTAGATACATCAACATATTTAGCATCAATTTCACATCCGATCCATTTTCTATCTAAAAGTTTAGCGGCTAAGAGTGTTGAACCACTACCACAGAAAGGATCAAAAACAATCTCACCTGGATTTGATGATAAGGCAATCATATCTTTTAAACAATCAACATTTTTTTGATTTGGATGTAATCTATCATGATTGAATTCTGATGCTTTTGTCCAGTACCAATAATCTGGTAATCTATACAACCATTCTTTAGCATTATATCTTTTATCTTTAAGATAAGTTTCTGATGGTTTTAATATTTGTGTTTGGTTGAATTTTCTACCTTCGGTTCTATTACCACGAGTTGCAAAGATAACATATTCAAATTGTTGTTGAAAGATTCTATCTCCACCATTTCCTTTAATAGTTCTTGGAATACATAGAAGATTTCTAACTTTCCAATATTTTCTAATCTCAGCAACAAAATCAGAAGACATTTCAAAATCACAGAAACAATAAAGGTGTGATCCTTTTTTAACCACTCTGGATAATTCTTCAAAAAATGGTTCTATCCAATCTTTATTATCATCATTTGTAATAATCTTGGTCTTTGTTCTATAAGAAGAATAATTAATGGTGTATGGTGGGTCAGTAATTGTCAAATCAATGGACTCATTTGTGAGAGTTTTCATGAAATCTATACAATCTAAATTGTGAATTTGGTTTGTCATAAGTTTTATATAGAATTAGATTATAAATGTTTATACTCATAGATATCAGGAATTCTTTTTTTAATTACTTGACACCAATTTTCTTCTTTTTCAATTAAAATATATTTCCTATTCGTATTTTTAGCTGCTAATCCAGTAGTTCCACTACCAGCAGTGTTGTCTAGAACTAAATCTCCTTCATTTGTATATGTTTTGATTAAATACTCACAAAGTGCTAATGGTTTTTGGGTTGGGTGGATTGTTCCATCTAATTTATTTTTCTGTTTATCTGATGAAAAAACCAAAACAGATCTTGGATATCTATCAGTATCACCACCTCCTGATATAACACGATTCATCTCTCCATATAGTTCAGTTTTATTCTGAACCTCTGGTCTTTTTGTATATGAGTGCATCGGTTTATGACCAGTAGTTTTTTGAGGATTATAGGTTGGTGGATTTTTATAAAAAACTAAGATATTCTCATGTGATTTCATAGGCATCTTCTTAGCGTTTAACCATCCAGTTGCTTGTGTTTTTTCCCAGATCCATTCATATTTCAACCACTCCAAATTTGAGCAACCTAAAACTTTATCAAATGGTGTTTGCGCAAATAATAAAATAGCTCCATTATCTTTAATTATTCTTTTATAATGTTCCCATAATAAATTCAAATCTAATTGAATATCCCATTTTGCTCTTGTCGTATTATAAGGCAAGTCACATAATATCAAATCTATTGATTTATCTTCAAATCTAGGAAAGATGTTAAAGCAATCGTCCTGATAAAGTATATTTTCCATTTAAGACATCTGTAATTCACTAGAGAACATCATTATATCATCTCTATTTGTTCCAAAACTAATAATTGATACTGGTGTTTTTAATTCATTTTGAATTGATTCTACATAGTTTATGAAGTTATTATCAACAACTTCTTTACTTAATTTACCCCAACCTTTGAATGAATGATATTCACCATTATAAAATTTAACTTCTTCTAATCCTGAAAGAATATCTGATTTAGTCATGATAATTTTATCAACACCACATATCATACAAGAGTATTTAACTTGTTCTAAATCTAACCAACCACATCTTCTTTTTCTACCAGTGGTTGCTCCGATTTCATTTCCGGTTTTAGAAATATAATCTCCAACCTCATCAAATAGTTCAGTTGTAAATGGTCCATTACCAACTCTTGTTGAGTATCCTTTTATGACACCATAAACCGTTCCAATTCTTTTTGGAGCCACACCCAATCCAACACAAACACCAGATGTTGTGGTTAGTGATGATGTGACATATGGATAAGTTCCAAATTCAACATCAAGTCCTGCGGCTTGGGCTCCTTCAGCAAGTATTGATTTTCCTTCATCTAAATATTGATTTATAAGAAACTCTGTTTGTTCTATTCTGTAATTCTTCATGAACTCACAGGCATCATAGAATGCTTCTAACTCTTGTTGTGAATAGTCTAGATTTGAACGATTTAGATAAGAGATTAAAGTCAAATCATCTAAATATTTAGTTCTAATTTTTTGTTTAAAATCTTCATTGAAGATATCTTTAATTCTAAATCCTTTTCTTGCGATTTTATCAGTATAACAAGGTCCGATTCCTTTCAATGTTGAACCGATTGCTGATTTACCTTTTTGTATCTCATATGAGGTATCAAATTTAATATGAGTTGGTAGTAGTATATGGGATTTGTCAGATATAATAAGTTTTGATTTAACATCAACACCTAAAGCTTCTAACATTTCTATTTCTTCTTTTAAAGCGAATGGATTGATAACAACACCATTACCAATAATGTTAATACAATCATTTAAAATACCAGATGGTATCAAATGTAAAACAATTTTCTCACCAGATTTGGTATAGATAGTATGACCAGCATTGTTACCACCAGAGAATCTAGCGATTACATCGTAATCTTGTGATAAATAATCCACAATTTTACCTTTACCTTCGTCTCCAAATTGAAGACCAAGAACTACATCGATTTTAGACATTTATTTTGATTTTGATTTTTAGATATGTTTTTATTAAACACCTATTTTATATTAATCAAAAATAATAAGTTTATCTTTTGGAGTTATAATGTCTGTCACTATATCTTCCCATCTCCCCAATGCATTTCGTTGGTGGTTTATCTTTTTGTATAGCTTCATATTTAGAAGAAGAACAGCTAAAAAGAATAATAGAGAGTGAAATAAATAAAATGTATTTTACTAGAGAATACATATTTTTTATTTTTATGTATTAAAATTCCGGAATGCTTTATACGCTAAAGCTTTCACCACAACCACATACTCTAGTTGCTGATGGATTATTCCATTCAAATCCTTTTCCGTTTAGACCATCTGAATAGTCTAATTCAGTTCCTATTAGGTATAAAAGTGATTTTTTATTTGTTACGACCTTTAAATCTTGATGTTCAAATACTTGATCATCGGAATTCAGTGTGGTTTTAAAGTCCATTTTATACGACAATCCTGCACATCCAGAAGATTCAATTTTGACCTCTAGAAATGTAATTTCTATCTTTTCACCAAGTAATTCCTTTATTTTAACGAGAGCTTTTTCAGTTATTGTTATCATATTTAATTCTTTTATTTATTATACTTAAAATATTTTCTATTGTATTATGTTTATTTATTTTCCAATCAGACTCCCAAACAATTAAACAATCAATATTCCTTTCTAGTTTTAAAAAATTAATTTTCTTAGAATCATGTTCCCAAATATCAGATGCTTTTTTATTTAAAATTAAATCACTTTCAATGTAATTTTTTGGATTAGCGTGCCAAAAATCACCATTAAATTCTATACAAAAATTTATATTTGATATAACAAAATCATATAAATAACATTGTCTATTTTTAGCAACAACAAATTCATTATTTAACTCTTTAAAATAACATTTATCTTTTAAATTTTGAGGCAATAGATTGTAAATACTCCAAAAAAAATCTTGTGAAGATTTAGAATAAAATTTATTAATATATTTATAGTCATTTGTTTCAATAAATTTATCTATTTTATAACTATATAAATTTTTTCTAAATTCTATTAAATCATACCCCTTTTGGCCATGATTTTCAATCAATCCTTCATTACTATTACTATATTTTTGTTTTTTTAAATAGATATCCCATCTACTAGGTCCCTCTATCTCACCATGTACTCTTATAAGATTAGAAAGAGTTATTTTAGATTTCTCTTTTTTATCCATCCATTTTTCAGTACCAATTTCCTCACCATACAAAGAAATGTATTTTTCTTTATTGATTTTGCGATTATTACATTTTTTATTATAATCTTCAATATTTTGTCCTTTGTTTAAAGTAGCTTTCAGAGATACATTATCTTGATAAATAGAAACTTTAGCTTCTGATTCAATTTCAGAAAATCCTTTTTTAATCCAATACTCTTTACATCTAGGAGATCTCTCCTTTTGTAGATTAGATATTTTATCTTGTGCCTCGGATTTAGATAGTCCTTTATAAATCCAATATATTTCAGATAGTGGGGATGATAGTTTTTTTAAATTGCTAATTGATTCTTCTTTACTATAACCCAGATTCAATAAGAAAAGAATCTTTTTTTCTCTTTCTTCTATAGCTAATATTTCACAAGATCTCATTTAGTATATATCTGATATACCTATGCACCCTCCTGACTAAACATTTTTTAATTTGTTTATAATCTTTTATTATAAACTAAAAACAAACTATATCTGTATATTACTTGCTTAAAAGTTTAATTAAGTCTTCTGTGATTTTAGAAATAAGTTTTTTACCTTTTTCTACTTCTACATTTGGTATATTTTTAATAGCTGAAAATTCTTCTTTACCAACAATCTCAATTGATTCGATTAGTTTAACCATTTTTGGACTTTTAGAATATTCTTTTATATAGAACGTCTTTAATTCCAAAACAAATTTAGCCATATCAAATCCTTTCTTGTTATTATACTTAACCATTTGAAGCTCATTATCTTGTTTTTCGATAAGAATATACCAAATTGAATTCTTAGAGATTTTAACATTTTCTAAAAAGTTATAAGCCTTAGATGCTTTAGTTTTTTTTGGAAATTTAGCAACCTTACCATAGAAATTAACCTTATCGGACTCATTAGTTTCTGTTTCTCCGATTGGTTTATTCAAATCTACGTTTTGGTCTTGTGGAATAATTCCTTTTCTTGAAGGCATTCTTTCGATTTTTTTTGATGTATTTGGTAAATTAGGATTACCTGGTATATCAGAATCTGTTTTTGGTTGAGCTGATAATTCAACCTCATTTAGATCTTCTTTACTTTTAAGTTCTGTAAATTTTTTAAATCCTGATATTTTATTTTTATCTGCCATGTAATTCTCTTATGATTTGTCTATTATATATTAATAGTATAAAATGGTTTTAGTTCTTTTCGTATATAAGTTTAATATTTAAGAAAATTATATATTTATCAAAGTTATTTACTATGTTTATAATGGTACTTATCGACCATATAATTTTTAAAATTTCTCATCACATTCATTTGGTCAATAAACAATGAAACTAGGGGTTGTAGGTTCAGCAACCAAGTATTCATAAGATCATTTTGAAACATGTATGCTGATAATGATTGTTTTAGTATAACTTTCTCATAATCTAGATAATCATTAAAATCATCATGTCGATGTTTCATAAATCTTAATTGTGGAAGTTGTTGTCTATCGTGTAACATATATTATTTATTATTTTATACAACATTATTTCTTAATTTCGAATCAACTACACCTTTTTTGATAATGTTAATTGATTTAAGACCAGAGCCAGATATTTCATCCGAGAGATAAATTCCATTTCTATCATACCATCCTCCACGAATTATTGGAATTTCACTAGGTTCAAATATTATATCACCAAGTACTGGATCTAATCCAATTAATTTATTTGATGAGTAATCTACATTTTGTTTTATAGGTTCTATATCTGAACTAGGTATATCGGTATTTGGCATAGAGAGCGAGTTAGTTGTGAAATTACTTGCAGCGTCTTTACTATTTTGTTGTCTTATATTTTCTTCTCTGTGATAATCTTCATTTTTTCTGGATATAAATTGAACATCAACAGAATGAATACCATTAATCATTGCTATCTCTTTAACTAAATCGGATTTTGGTATTCTATCTATACGACTGAAATTTAAAAAGTACTCTGAAACCACATCAGTTACCTGACTTTGTATTGCATCATCATTTGAGTCTGAATATCTTATTACAAAAACATTAATTATATAATAAGATAGTTTTGGAGAGTCAATTCTATATTTTCTTGTAAGTTGTATATTTCCATTAGTTTTTAGATATTTATCTATTTTGGATTTTTCATAATTATCTAGTTCAAATGCTCTTATATTTACAGAGAAATAGTCAGAATTTTGATTTTTAAATAGTTTTATATTAGGAGTAGCAACTATAAAAACCATATTATCATTTTCATAAGCATTAACGTGAGAAAATACTCCTAGTTTTTTTATCTCATATGCATATTGTTGTGGAAGGCCTAATACAAAATTATTAGATGCAATTGGTAGAATATTTCTAGTAAAAACATAACTTTCACCATTAGCTCCAAAATTTATATCATTATAGATAGCAGTATCGAAAATTTTACTAGCATCAATTGAGTTACCATATCCATCAGTCGCATCATCGACATACTTCCAATCATTAAAAGTTCTTCTAAATATGTTTCCATCATCACCATCTGTTAAAATGTATGTAACTGCAATTATTGCCCCTATTTGTGGTATTGCTCCAAAATTTCCATTTCCAAATATTATGTCAATCCCCCCATCGAATCCAGTTCTAACAACACATCCTTCTTCATTTGGTGATAGTTCATATAAATGTTTTTTGATTGACCAGAAGTTACCATTTACTAAAACTTCGACATTAAAATTTTCAATATCTTGTATACCAGACTGTGTTACTTGGTAAGTTTGATTTATGGATCCACTTCCGGTAAAGTTTGTAGTTTTATATCTACCTTGAATTATCGGTAGAAATATTCTAGTTGATGGATTTACTAAATAAGTTACCTTTTCTTGTCCTAGATAGAGTGAATAATCTAGTGAATTAGTTTTATTTTTTAATAAAACTCGATTATTAAATGTGACTCTACCACCTTTAAGTTCTTTTTCAAGATCGATTCCGGACTTTACAGTCAATTTTAGATTACCAGTTGCTGAAATACCTCTACCTGGTATATGACCAGCAAGTAGAGCAGCATTTTGAATCACTGTACGATTGTTAGAGTTAGGATCACTTAAATCAAATTGATTTATTGAATTTTTCAAATATAGAAAAGACAATTGGTGTAAATTCTGAATAACACTAAGAATTTGACCATATGGAGATGCAGGTGAAAATAATATACTTGCTTTATTATGTTCCTCTTGTAAAAATCTATCAATTTGATTTTTTATATTTTTGAAAGTAATTTCAGTAAAAGTAGCCATCTATAAATTAATTTTTTAAATAGTCCTTATCAAATCTATCATTTAATAGAATATCTTCTATAATTTTGGATATCGAATCTGCATTACTATTTCGAGTTACTAAATTTGAGTTTTCATTTATTGGATTTGATAAATAGTAAAATTCGAAATTATTAACGTTATCAATATTTTTGAATGGAATTATCATTTTAACCTCTTTTGATTCTTTAATACTAATTTCAAAGTATTTTCCAAACTTTAGTGATGATTTTTCAGATATTTCAACATTTGCAAATGATTCATTTAAAACAGAATGAATTCTATTGATGTTATAACGGATGTCCATAAAATAATATTATTTTTGTTATATATTAATTTCATATATCTACTCACTAATATATACATAGTAAAAAATATTTAAGATATGACTTAGGACCGCTAAGTTATGGACTCGGTGGGATCGCTATCCCCACAGGTGTCACAAAGTTAAATCCCTAGATGTAGTGAATCTAGGGATTCTTTGTTTTTTAATCTTTCATAAATAATAAAGAATTTTAAATTAATATATATTCTGTATGGAGAAAGAAATTATTGAGATGATGCAAAATAAAGGATGGGTTGGAGCTTTAATAGGCTTTATTCTTATAACTATGCTAAGTATTTTTAAGTCAAAGTATTTTGTAGAAATTTGGTCAAAAATAACAGATAAATTTATTGAATTTTTCCTAAAAAAGAAAGTGAAGGAATCACCTTCTAAAGAAATTGTCGAATCTGATATTATAAATCACGATATTTTTAACTACATAGACTTCTGGACATATTCCAGAGTACCAACATTTCAATTTTCCACTGAATATAGAACATTTGTTTTTAAAAAATACCTAGCAACATTTTTAAAATGTTATAAAAGGGACTTAAATGAATTCGTTCAAAGTAAAACATATCAAAGTATGGATCAGTCTCAGCTTTGGAAAAGTCTATTGGATTTAATCAATAAAATAGTATATGATTATGAGAGAGAATGTGAGGAAATGGGTATTCCTAAAATCATCATTATGAAAATGAAAGCAAAAAATAATGATACAATTACACTAACAATCGATTTAATTGAGAGTATATCTAATTCACAATTTTATGAGAGTGATAAAAACTTTTTAAAGATGTATTCAATATTGAATATTATACTTTCTGTTTTAGAAAATTTAATTTCAAGTTCTGAGAATGTTTGTAACTCTATAAATGGTCAATTAAAAGGATTATCTATAACGGATGGTAATAAAAAGATAACTGAACCTTAATTCATTAGGCTTATAATCGATTCAACGTCAAATTCGGGGTCAGTTATTTTTAAATCGTAATCTTTAAATCCTAAAAAATCTATATCATCAGCATCTAGTCTTCTCATCACTGAATCATTATTATCATTTCTTTTAATAATTCTTTTTTCCCTAATACTTCTATCTATATCCAGATAAACAACAAAACATCCTTTTCTAGTTATTTCATCTATCTGTGATATTTCTCCGGGTGTCATTATAAAAGCTTGTGAGTTATTAAAATCTTCTTTTAAGATTCCATATTTCCAAAGTTCTTTCTTATCATTATAAAAGTCTTGACTGACTATTAGATCTAAATTATTAAAATCTTCTAATTTCTTAAAATGATAATTAACACCATCTATTTCATTTTGTCTTTGGGGCCTTGATGTGACTTTAATAGATATTTTTAATCCTTGTTTATCTAGTTCTCTTAGTAGGTAATCTTTACCCGATCCACTAGAACCAACAATAATTAATTTTTCCTGTTTATCTAACACGTATTTAAATTTTATTTACATGGTATATTAAATAAATGATAAAATGTTTATTAAGAGAAGTACAAGTTAGATTCAGCTTGCCTACGTTTAGTTAATCCTTTTAATACTTTCCCACCACCTTTATTCCATTTAAGGAATTCATTTAAAATACTTGGATCAGAAGGGTTCAAATTCACCTTTTTAAGTAAAGTAGATGATTTTAAATTATTTGGTCCTAGATTGTAACAAAATGATACTAAAGCATCAAACTGATTTTGATTTACATCATCTCTACAATAAGAATCTACATATTTTTCAAATGTTTTCAAATCATCCATTAAGTATTCAACTCCTTGTTGTTCTGTTATTGATACATCTTTTAATGTAACTTTATTTCCATTAGGATATCTAGTTGTTCCATATCCAATTGTAGGCACAGAAGCTGGGCACATGTATGGTTTAGCATAAAAACCTTCAAATGATTTAATTAAATCTATTCCTTTTTTACCAGTAGTTGTTATTTTACTCATAATTGATTAGTTAATTTTTATTCTTTAACCTTGGTTACTTTTGTAGTAACATCTTTTTTATCAAAGTCATTGAAGTTCATTATTTTACCAGAAGATTTTCCTTTATTTGCCATAATATCTTTAAGAGATTTTATGTTTAAAGGTTTTTGTCTAGATTTTTTACCGGTTTGTGATTTATGATTCTTTCCCATAACTGGTAATTTTTGAAACATTCTATTTGCACCACTAGGATTATAAGGTATAGATATGTCACCAGATCCTTTTGTTCCACCACCAGATGCCCAAGCAACACCATTAAGAGCACCTGGAAACGCTGATGGTTGTGAAGACACTACACCACCCATTCCAGCAGTTGTCGCATTACCCATTGAAACTCCTCCTCCACCATATCCAACCGATGCCGCACCGGCTGATCCAGCGGGACCACCAGTTGCTGATGTATCTTCAAGAACTCTTTCCTTTTCTGAAATAATATTTTCAATATATTCTATTGTTTCAAATTTATAATCAGATGATCTAACATTTTCAAGAATTCTATAAAGTTCGTAAAGTGACATTTTTTCCATTTAGTTAAATCTATTTCATTATATATTAAAACAATAATACACTATTTTAATATCAATATAGATGTCTAGACTAAAGTCACTTGAATTTCAAAGGCTAATTAAAGAACTACAATTTATTGAATCTGATTATTTATATCAATCAGAAATAATCAGAGAATATAATAATGTTTTTTTAGATTCTGTTGAAACTATTCTGGATAGATATCCAGAGTTAAGAAGTATTTATAGAGATAGAACTAGTAATACATTTATTAATAGTTCTAAAATTGAACCAAATATAGATGATATTGAATTCGATGTTTTAAGTAAGCCAACAATTGATTCTGATGTTAAGAAGATATATCGAAAAATTGTAAAATCGACTCATCCAGATAAAATTAAGAATCCTAAATTAAATGAGTTATATTTAGAAGCAACTAGTGCCTATGAGGCAAATGACTTAGTGACTCTATATAAAGTTTCATCCGAATTAATGATTGAATTCGAGTGGACTGAATCTATTCTAGAACAAGTAAAAGATAAAATTGTAAATTATAAATCACAAATTTCATTTTTAGAATCCACTTATACTTTTAAGTGGTTGAAATCTAGTAGTGAAGACGATAAACTAAAAATTGTACTTAGTTTTATTGAGAATAAATTAAATAATATTTAAGGTAATTTTACTTTCATCTAGAATCTTTTGCAATTCTTCTTTTCTTAGAATTTTAGTATAGATATCATTCTCTTTATCTATGTTTTGTAACTCCCAATCGTTACCATTTGAAGTGGAGTAGATATAATTTTCCGAACCATCCACAATTTCAATAGTTTTACTCGTTAATTTATCATAGAATTTTTTAACATCATCTTTTACTTTAAATAATTTAGTTTCATCCCATTTTTTTAGAGTATCATTCCAACTTTGAAAAGCTAAATATTCCGGATTCTCTAATTCATTAGCATTGAAGTCATATATAAACATAAATTTACACGGCTTATTCAAAAATGTTTGATAGTCTGTTGTATTTTGTAGAGGTGACTTTTTCAATCCGATTGATGATAATGAATTTAAAAATTCTACTAAATCGGATAAAGTATCCAAATCTAATTTACTTTTTAAATCATTTGATAACTTTAATGTATCAAATATATCAACTGGCTCAGCTGAAATTGATTTCAATAAAATATCTTGCCAGATATTCAAAGATTCCATTATATCTATTGAATTGAATGTCAAGTCAATTTGAAGTGATTCTTTAAATTCTTTAAATTGTTTAATCCATTTCATATTGTATATATTAAGATTATTAAATCAATTAAAATCTTATTTGTTTGAGAAACTTTATCAATCTCGGTGTTGGAAGTGCATCTGCCTTTTGAGTAGTGATCGAACAGTGACTATAAAGTCCAGGTTTATCAGATTGATATGTGGTTCCACTTTTCGGAAACATCAGGTCAAATTTGTCCTGTGTTAATCCATTCCAAGCGGGTATTGTTGGAAAATCTTGTCTGAGTTTTTTAAGAAGTGATGAAAGTGATCTTAATTGAGCATCTGATACTTCCTGACCAAATTTTATACTCTTATAAGGGCTTTTTCTCTCATTGAAATCAACTAATTCTGCATGATTCTCAGCTAATTTATATAAGTTGTTTTTTCTTCTCAACTTGTTAACCTCTTCATCAGCAGATGTTATAGTGTTTTTAGAATGCAATGTGGTTCCTAAACTAGCAAGTGATATACCGATACTATTTGCATTAGCACCTTTCGCATGAAAAGCCACATTCTTAGGATCCACCAAATTCTCTATATGACCATCAACTGCTATTATAAAGTGGTAGGTAAGTCCGCTTCCTCCTTCTCTCGATTGGAGAAAATCTACAGTGGCTTTATTATTATCGGTTATTTGCCAACCTGCAGTGTAGTGTATTACTATCTGTGTAGGTTTTCGATTAGCCACCCTGAAAGAGCTTCCCTTTATTGTGAATCCACTTGGTGATGACTTACCAGATGGTGCGGTAGGTGGAACATCAGCAGGTGCCATATTTGAGAATTCACCAATATTAGTAGGTGCTGTATTATCACTTACAGGAACAGTCGGTGCATAGTCACGCTTAACTATGGTAAGTTCACCTAAATCAAATGTATTTTGTGTTGGTACTAAAATATTATTTTTTTCTACATTGAAAATAATACTGTTATAAAGTTTACCAGGTGGTGGCGGTGCAGGTGCCGGTTCAGAAGGAGGAGTCGGTGTCACGACCTGATTAGCCACAGGTTGTACTGTGGGTGCTACTGGAGCAGGATCTGGTGGTTCATTTCCTAAAATTACATTCAACTTCCATCCACCCGCATTTGCTCCAGAATAATTATTAACACCAGCATTCGATTCATCAGATTCGATTTTAAATGGTGCTGAAAAATTTTGAAATTCCTTCTTTATTATATCTTTGACCTGATTAATTATATTCTGGGTTGTCAAAGGACTCAATCCTGAATCGATTAATCCTTTGTTTTCTTCTGATAATTTATCAACATCTATAACCAATTCAGAGCTTGATGAATTTCCACTACTATAGGTCGGAAATCTACTAAATCCAGAAACAAAAGGTCCAGTTATATCTTTCTGAATATTGCCTTGTATAATTTCATTTAAATAGTTACCATCACTATCTTCATAACTATCATATTTAAATCCAATATATGATTCAAGTTTTATTTGTATTACATAAAGTCTGGCCATCTATTATTTTATTATTTTATTGTACTTCTTGTATCAACTGAAGCTGTAATTTCTTTACCATCTGTAGAAATCGCCTCAACTGTCATTTTATATTCGAGTCCTTTAGCATCTTTAACTGTATAAATTTCTCCTACTCTATATACACTATTAGGAAGAATTGGTTCAGGATTTCGATCAGTTTTAAAGTTGTTTTGGTCTTGATTTCTATTTACTTGTTGACTATCTTGCTCTTCTTTTGTCAAACTCAATTCTCTTTTCAAACAAGTTAGTATTTGTGTAAATTTACCTTGACTAAGACTAAATTCAATACCAGAAATTAACCAATCTCCAGTCAATCTAGTTGATATTAGACCATCATCTGGTGTTTGTTTTTGGTTCATAATATGAACCTTAACTTTCCTATATGGATATAGGTTTAAGTTACAATTTGGTAAATACATTAATGCGTTTAATTTCGCAAAATCTGTAATATTTCTCTGATTATTAACTGCTGTATATGATGAATTAGAGTGTGCATTTCCACTACCATCTGTATTAGCATCTAATTTGCCACCGTACGTACTTTTAGTATTTTCTTTGAAGAATTCATCATCACCAGAGCTAGCTTTTAATATCAATGATTTACTCGGATCACCACTTTGTGAATCAACCGTAAAGTATAGAATTTCTTTTTTTTGTATATCCAAATACTTAACATCATCTCTGTAAGCTTTTCTCAAGGATACTGTGGTAGAATTATTTGTAACTTTATACTTATCAATATATCCCGAACTAAGACTTAGATTACGCTCATTTGTTAATATTAAGGATTCAATCTTGTCATCATTTTTTTTATCAGTACCTGTTACTGAGTCGAAACCAACACAAGATACTCCAACATCATTACTTACGTCTCTTTCGAACTCTCTTGATATATCAACAAAACAAAGATTATAGTAATAATCAACATAACAAACTTGAAATGACGTATCTGAAATATATGAGTACTTTGTTATATTATACATGAAGTCTCGAGCAGTATTACCAGAATTTATCCAGTTTTGCCTATCATTAGTATTAGTAATATTTGTACAGAATCCAAGTCCTAATTCCCTTGCTAAGTCTTGAAGAGCTTCGAATGAAGTTTTACCCGAAAAATTTGTATATTTTCTAATATACATCTTTGGTATATCTATTACAGCTGATACTCTATATTTTCCTGGTGATATCTCCGCAAATTCAAGAACTTTGAAATCCATTCTAAGTGATGCTAAAATTCTACTTTTTGAATTTATGAAAATAGATATCTTTGTATCATCGCCAGGAATACCAGTTTTCTTAAAAACACCATATGTATCTGAGATAACACACTCGACTTTTGGTAACATACCTTCATGATATAATTTGAATGAACTGATATCAGTGGCTTTTATATCAACACCATTATAAAAAATTAATGGAGTATAACCAAGGGTTGAGGCTATTATTTTTTTATTTTGGAAACTCTCAGCTTCCATATCTAATTCTACATCTATTGGTCTTATGGTTGGTTTAAATAACCTTTTTATTTGGGTTATAGGTCCTGTTGGTTCTTTCGGAGTCGAATCATCTGTATCTCCAGACTTCTTATCTTGAGCGATCGGATCTGTAGTTTGAGAATTACCTGCAGGAGCTGCAGGTGATGTAGGTGCTGCAGCTCCTGCAGTATTTGGAGTTGTAGTTGACGCTGGTAGTGATTGATTAGGTGTTCTTGGCCATCCGAAATACTCAGCTGCTTTCATTGTGTCTAGTTTAATTACGTATCTAGAATCGGTCCCTGTAGTTGTACCATCGTCCAATGTAGAAGCATACGCCCACTTCCACTCTAAACAAACATCTACCAATTCCTCCATAGTCGCATTCGGATTCTTTCTATAATAATCAGTAAGAACTGGCGCGGCTGCCTGGAAGTACGCAGGACCATTAAATCTTAGTCTTAGAAAAAAATAAATTAATCTACCATCCTTATTTATAATAGAGATTAAATCTGGACGAAAATACTTTGCGAGAGAATCGTCGTACCTCTGTCTCACATGTTTTTTAGCGAGATCCGCTATTTTTCCCTTCAATGGCTCTGGTGGATATCCACCATGAATTGGGTACTTCAAACGTGCTCTATTATCCCAGATATATTTTAAATCCGCTTTTGGGAAATTTTTAGCAAGTCCCAATATTGGATCTCTATTTTTAGCGGCCCATGGACCGAGACCACTCCACGTATCGATCAGTGCCCACATCTGTTTTCCGAAATCAGTATTTTTCTCTGTCTGTCCTGCTGCTCTATCCTCACCAAACATTGTTTCTCCACTACTACCTGATATAGTGTTTTTTCCCCCTCTTACGACCGTTGTTTCATAAAAGTGTATTGGATGAGAATATCCTCCCTCTACTTTTTTTACGTAACTAAGAACTTCATCATAAGGCGTACTACCTTTTATTTTTCCGTATCTATTTTTACCATCGAGTGTACTAAGAATACTTTCTCTTAGAGTGCCTGTAAGTTTAGCCATAATATTTATTACATTTATTCAAATAGTCCGTTTCCTAACCTGATAACAGATCCTTTTATCAATACCTGTTCTGATGGTCTTTCGAGAACATTTGGTGGTAAAGATAAATTATTTTCAATATAGTCTTGACGAGATTTATCTTGTTGAGTGCCTCTATTGGATTTAGCAATTGCTTGTTGTATGGTTTTTGTTACTGGTTTTACTCGGAACACTTCAATATTAGTCACATCTACATAAAGCATAATATCACCTATTTTAATATTTAAAGGATTTAAAATTCTATTTAAATTGCACAAAAAATCTACATATTTAGTATCATTATATATTGATTGTGAGACTAAATCCATTCGCATTTCTTCTCCTCTCTGGACTGTATATAATTTGAAGTTAACATCATTATTATTTTTGAAAAAAATTTGAAAAAGATCATAGAAATCACCACTTTCATCATTCTTTACTAAATTATCTATATCATATAATTCCATTTTTATTATTAAATTTTTGTCAGTCCATTATTTACTAGGCTAATAATACTGAATCCCATCTCACCACTAGTGTTAAATAGGTGTCAGTCCATTATTTGCTAAGGCCTTAAGAAATTCTGAATCGCGATTTTTAGTACCTGCTTCTATAGCTTCTGATACAGTATTAAATGTTGCCTCACCCTGTCCTCCTGTCCTTGCGAAAAGTCCCGTATATACAGTATCTGCAAGATCCCATTTTGCTATAAAAGTACCCGGAGAAGTACCATTCACAACACTATACGAAATTCGAATATTCTGTTGATTTCTAGATCCGCCACCTTGTGATTTACCAGGCACCCATGTTTGTGCTGGTTCCTCAACCGGTGTAGTTATTCCATTCAATCTATTCTCCTCAGCTTCTTCTTTTTTCGTTTTTTCAACACGCTCTGCGAATGTGCTTCCTTGTGTACCTTGTGCAGCTCCTTGTACTCCTTGTGCAACTCCTTGTACACCCGATTGTGCACCTCCTTGTGCACCTGATTGTATAGGTGTCTGAATAATAGGACTAGAGTTAGTATCCGGATTAACTTGAGCAGAATTAGTTGAAACTGGACCAACAGCATTAACTGAATCGACTTTTGATTTTGAGTTAATTTCGTAAGGTTGTGAACCATCTGTTATTTGTTCATCTTTGTTATCAGTAGTAGGAGATCCGCTACCTTGAGGTTTAACTTCTTCAATTACTCCCTCGTCATTATAGAAAGATGGTGCGGATTTACTCGTTATTCTTACATCACCTGTTGTCAGTTTTCTAAATATCTCTCCGATTCCATAAGTTCTACCACTAGTAAGTGTGAATTCAATATCTATAGTTGATGGTAGATCATTGAATGCCAAAGTAGGTCCGAGTGTTAATTTTATACTACTGGCCCATAAATCCCCACAAGAAAATATAGGTTTCAATGGATTGCCAATTGTGACATGCCAAGGTGTTGATGGAGCTCCTGTAAGTGCACTTGATATTCCCAATAAAACGTGTTTATATTTATCTCCTATACCGGAAGTTCCGATTTTAAGTAAATTACCCAAATAAGACTTTGCTTCTCTTTTATTGTTTTCTATACCTGCGTTATCGAAATTCCTTTTTTCTGTTTCTCTAAGTTTTTTCGCATCTTCATCCGCCTTTTTTGCTTTTCGTCCGTCTTCGTCATCCGTGTACTCCTTAGCCGTATTATCCGCTATCTTTGTATCGTCAAAAAATTTAGTTATAAATTTTTCAACATCAGCCAGAAGCTTTCCTATTGCCGCCTGAATCCCTGCTAATATATCTTGTATAAACTTAGCAGGGTCTTTCAAAATATCTAAAAATCTTTTTACAATTGCTGTTGTATTACCACCAGCATAAAAAGTTCCGTCTTCACCACCGAAGTGGAGTATAGTTCTAAGTAGATCAAAATAGACATGAGTTGGATCTTGACCCATTATAAATTTCTGTTCCCAAGAACACTTAACACTAACGGTAATCTTACCGATAAGACCTGATCCAGTCTGATCATCTGCAATCAATTTTCTTTGTTTAGCTTCTTTAATTAGATTTGGAGCACCGGAAACGGTTCTTTCATTTACAGTATTAGGTCCAAAAATAGAATTGATAATTTTCTTAGTAAATGGTTCGAAAATACCAGGTAGCGGCATAAAGTTAAATCCTTTAGTGGCAACATCACCAAGTTCGATACCAATTTTACTTAGACCTATATCTTTACCCATATTGTTTAGAACACCTCTAAAACTACCCTCAGCATCCGTCCAATCAATTCCGAAATCAATTGCAACTGGAAGTGATGTCTCATCGAACCAACTTACTACTGTAGCTAAGGCCGGAACACCAGTTGCGGTCAAATCATCACTAACTGGACCACCAAATTTTCTACATATAACTAATCTATTGTTTGGATAAACTCCAAAGTCTCTACAATATGCAAAATCAGCATATTTTAATCTCAGCGATTCATTACCCTTTTCTGAAAGTCGTTCTATAATATTAGTAGTAGTTAAATCGTATCCTTCATCTTCGTGTAATTTTGGACTGTAATTAATTGGAAGCTGGTCATTTTTACCATTCTCCCTATCAATAGTATGTGAAGATGAAAATATTGACTCTTGTGGTATTGATGATTGTGTACCCGTCATTCCTGGGCCAGGCGGTTTATATCTGAAATTCCTTAAATCTGCAGTATATTCTGGAACAATTCCGAATGGTGACGCCGTATATCTACTCATTACAAATATATTTATTTATTTTATATATTTAATTATTAGTAATCTCTTATTATCTGAGAATTACTAAATTTACTTAAATTCATAAACAAATCATCTATAATTTCTTGGCTTTTTCTAAATTCGTTATAAAATACTAACACATTAAAACTATTACTTCCAAGTATTTTTTTTAAATTTAATAATTTTTCAATAGAAAATTCGGATTCAAAATCCGGAATATAATAAATGTCTTTTTTTCTTTCTATTGCTTGTTGTATTTTATTGAATATAAGTATTTTTAAATACGTTTTATCAATACTGAAGTTAGCTTCTTCTTCTTCGATAATCTTTTTAATATCGATTATGTATTTGTTCTTTATCTTATTCACTTTGATAAACTTATCAAACTTCTTCCTAGTTCGAACATAGACACAAAAAAAATTCATCTTATTAATGTCTATATCCATAAACAAATATTAATTTTAAATTCATATTTGTTATATATATTATCACATATTGCTTCATAATAAATTTATATTGCAATAAAGAAGTATTTTTGATGTGTTGGTTTATTATTAACACATAAATTTTAATATATACAACATGAGAAAATATTCAGAGAAATTTATACATGAGTATGGCGTCTTGAGACAAGCCAAAGTGGGATTTGAGTTCGAATTCTATATGAAAGATCTATCATTTTATAAAACTCTTGAGATGTTAAATAAGGAATTATCACCTGTTAGAGTTCACGGGTTTAGACATTATCATTCAGATTTTACACCAGATGATAAAAATTTTAAAATAGAACCCGATTTATCAGGTGGTTCGAACATGGTTGAGTTAGTTACTGGACCTATGGAGTATAATGATGCTAAGTTTTTCTTAGTTAAGATTTCAAAATTTATTGAAAATTATGGATATACAAATGAGAAATCTTCAATACATTTTAATTTATCATTTTTTGGTGATAAAAATCTAAATGATCTAAATGTTTTAAAATTAATTCTAAATACAAATGAAGAAGAAATTTATTCATTTTATCCTTCAAGAAAGGGGAACATATACGCCAAATCAGTTAAAAGTATAATACCATTTAAAGGATATGACTTCTTTAATATTCCAATTGACTCTATAAGAAATTCTCTACACTTACCAGAAGATAAGTACTATGGTATTAACTTTTTAAATATCAATAATAATAAAGAAACTCAAAGAATAGAATATAGATATATTGGTGGTCAAGACTATGAGAAGTCTATTGGAAATTTAGTTTATTTTCTCGATAGATTTATTCTAGATTCTTATAATTCAATTGATGCTTCATTTAATGAAAATGATTGTAATAATTTAGAGAAATATTTAGAATCTAATATTGATAAATTTAAATCTTTTTCTAAATATGATAATTTTATTGTTCAATATCCAACTATACAGATACAAATAGATCAAAATAATATGTATGAACTTGTTAGTTCTTACTTCACCACTATTTATGAAAAACTTTGGGATCTAATTGAATCATCTGATAATTTAAAAGATTGTATTTTGAATTATGTCACCTTGACTCAAAAGTTAGAGATAATTGATGCTCAAGTTAAATCTACAATGACGATAAAAAATATCGAATTTGTTAATTGTACTGTATCAGATGGTATTTTTGAAAATTGTAATTTTTATGGATGTGAGATTTCTAAGACACAAATTTCTAGATCTAAAATAGAAGCTTCTGATGTTAGTTCATCAAAGATTCTAAGCTGTAGAGTAGAAACTACATCATTAGTTGATTGTTATTTTATGAGTGGATTCTTAAATGGAGATATGTCTGGTGGTGTATTTAGAAGTGGCGAATTAGGACCATATGCAACAATTTCTTCTGAAACAAAAATTGTTGATAGTCAAGATAACTTCTTTGATACTAGATTTGATTCTGAAAGTAAAGGTGATAAAAAAGGAATTATAGACACATATAAAAAATGAACTACTTAAAATATTTTGAAGGTAGGGAAGAAGTTTGGAATGTTAATAGAGATGACATTAAAGAAACATTTAGCGATTTCATTGATGATTTTCAAATAATAGTAACATTTGGTAAGAAATTACACCAATTTAATGTACTTGATACTAAAGTTACTAACCAAGATATAAAGTTAGGATTCAAACCATACATACAAGTTAGATTAACATCTTTAGATAAAACAAGTCCTTATCAATTAAGTCAATATATTAATTCGGATGATTTTTTAGAAAGACAATCTGAAATAGTATCTAGACTAGACTATTATGATTTAGAATTGGTTAAGGTCTATGTTGAGGTTAATTCAATAATATTTTTAATATATACAAAAAATAGTAAATTATATACAAATCTTTGAATACCTTTCCAATAATTCTTCTTTAGTCATTTCCGATCTTTTTCCTTTTGATAAGTTTTCGGACTTTTTAATAACTTTTAAGTTAATATATGATGAAATAATATTTGGATCTATATTATTTTTAAATCCATCATATATAGAGTATATATGATCTATATGATAGTTTTCTTTATCTGTATTTTTTAAATTACCTGGATCTATTAAGTCTGAATATTTTCTAAAAGTAGTTCTTACCGAATATCTAATTTTTTTAGAGTATTTTTCAAATTTCTCAATATCTTTAGAATCTATTTTAAGTGATTCATAATAGCAAAACTTACATCCTTGTCCTCTATGTAGTGAGTGATAATTAATATCAAATGTGTGATTATTGGTACATGTCAAATTTAATTTGGCATTTTTATTTTCTCCAAATAATAAATTTAATTTAAACCCCTTATTTTTAGCAAATTCATATAAATTATTAAAATTTATAATTATTTGATTTTTTTTTATCTTAACTTCATCTTTTTTTGAAGGATTTTTATTTCCTGTAAATTTTTCTCTATAAATATTTTTCATTTTTTTTGATCTTTCCAATCCCATTAATTCACACCATGTTCTATTGTCTCCATATTTTGGATTTTTATCACCTGAAGTTTGACATGATCTACATATCTGTAAATCTTCATGCATATTTTTGGATCTATTTATATTTAGATGATATCTTGATATAGAATGTAATTTATTTGGAAATTTACATTTTGAATTATCACATTTCCAAATGACCTTTAGTCCAGTTGATCCCTTTTTATATATCTCTTCTATTTTACACAAATAATAATATATTACTATCTGTTTATTATTTATAAATTTTGTTTTTGGTCTCCATATATTAACTATCATACACTATATATATTATTTTCATAATGACCCTGTTGGTATATTAATTATTTATAAAAAAATTAATTAATATATAACTTTATGATAAAAATTAATTAATGTAACTTTATGGTAAAAAATTATAATCATTTCCTAAATGAAGAAGTTGGATTGAGAAATCTAAAAAGTATAATATCCGGGTATAAAACCTGTGAAATATGGCTACATAAAGATTTAGATGGAGTTGCTTCGGCTTTGGCTATGAAGTCATTTCTAAAGACTTATTATGATATAGAAACAGTTGATGCTCATATTATACAATATGGATCTATGGAATTTGCTATAAAAAAAGGTAACCCGGATACACTAAAAGTTCTAGTTGATTTTGCCCACGGAAAACCAATGTTTAAAATACAATCTGACCACCACGATAAGCAAGTAGGTGCTGGTGATACACAAGGAACTTATTTCAAACCAGCTCGTTCAAATGTTGAAATAATATCCGGTGAGATTTCTTACTCGGATGTATTTACACCAGGTGATGTTGAATTAATTAGAACTGTTGACTCTGCTAATTTCATAGCAAATAATATAACTCCTGAAGATGTTCAAAATTCTATATTTAAATTTAAGAGAGAATTATCTGGTGAGAAGAATAGATTTATGATGGGATTTGTTGTTAATAGATTATTATTAGCATATAAGAATAAAAGAATTAGTATTAAAAGCATGGATGGTAAAAAAGATCACATTAATAGAAATATTCTTGAATGTATGGTTTTAGATTGCAGTCCATCTTTATATTCAATGTTTAATAATATTAGACATTATATTAATAATGCTCGTGTGTCGGATAGAGCTGGTGTTTTAGCTAAACCAGAAGTTCTTATGCAAAACCTTACTAATTATATTGAAAGAATGAAGAATTATAGATTCATTGAAGATCCAGATACAGGAGATGTTAGTGAATTTGATCCTAATAGTAGTAAGCATAAATTACTTTCATCTGTAAAAGGTGCTAAGGTTGGAAAAGGTGTTCATTATGATGATAAACACAAAATTATTATACAATATGGTGGTGGTAATATGATGCAACCTGGTTCATATGATAGATATGTGCCATTTAAAAACTTCCCAGATGCTAATTTTATTTGTATAATATGGGCAATGGGCCTTATACAAGTAAGTTGTAATCCATTTAAAGAAAAGAAGCTTAAAGATATTAATTTAGGTGAGATTGCAAAAGAGGTTATTGCTAAACATCAACCAATATTAACAAAGATTCTTGTTTCTTTGGATTGTATAAAGAAAGAGTTTGAAACATCTCAAGACTGGAAAAAGATGCAAAAAGAAGAAGGACCAGGTTATGTAGGTGTTGGATTTAAATACTCAGATCTTGAGGCATTTTACGGTGATTGTACTTATAAAGATGGTAAAGTTGTGGATATAAATAACCAGGAATTGAAAGATTCAATGAATACAGTTTATGATAATTTGAGTACTGAACAATTTTCTATATTGAAATCTTATAAAATATCAGTTTGGGAACTAATAACTAGAAACTCTGGTGGTCACCCTTCTATTACAAATATTCAAGGTTGGGGATTCTTGAAGTATAATAAAGATGCTACGATGGTTGCATATGAAACTGATAAATACACAGATGTTATGAAAAGAGTGGCTCGTGAGTTTGTTGATAATCTTAAAGATAAAGTAGAATCTTTTGAACAAGGTAAGGCAGTTGAGTATGATACTAAAGGTATTGAATTCAAAGGACAAGATACTAATGAGAATTTTAAAAATAAATCTACTAATATAAATAAGTCAAGTAGAATAATTTTGAAATTTGATGGGTTTAAGAATAGATAAATTATTTTATTATAAATAATTTTATTATATTTGGGTATGATATTAAATCTCGATACTCTAAAATATAATCTACAACTCCTTCAAGAGGTTAAGCAGGAATTTCCTATTCTTCAAGATTATGAAGACGATAAGGTGACAAGAGATACACTCAATGGTGTTGGACTTGATCAATATGTCAATCTTATATCGTATATAAAGAACTTACCAAATGTGGGTAATCAAAAACTTATATATGATGATAAGATTACATACAGGGATGTTAAGAAAATGGTTTCTGAACTATCTTATGGTGGTAAAGCCAAGAGTATATTCTTGAAAAAAACTCATGAGGATTTCATTAAAGTTTTTAATGATTCTAAAACGAACCGTAGATATACGAAAAGTAATAATCAATCCTATTGTGCTGGATTAGAAAGAGCTGAACCAATTATCTTAAATTATTTTATTCAGAATAATATAGAATTTTCAGATGTATATTTTAAATCATGGATGTACTTTAAAAAACTTGAAAAGCCTAAATTATATTCGAGAGAGTTGAAAAAGACTCAAGATTTTATTGAAATGTTTATAGGATTCACAAAAGAACAAGATTTTGATTTAAGAAAGTGTAATATAAAATCATTAATCACAGAATTACAACATAGATTAAGACCTATGATGAAAATAGAAACTGGTTTATTTGTAAAGTGTATAAAAGAAAGTGATGGATTCTTAACAATTGATAAACAATATCTTGTTGAGGATAGTAGAGTTAATTATTATGGATTTCTTGAAATAAAAATAACTGATGATAAAAAAATATCATCTTATATTCCTTATAGTAATTTTGAAGAGATATCAAGACAACGTGATGATTTATTTAAAGAATTGGGATTATGATACCAACAGCAGAAGAGGTAATTAAAGGATCAAAAATACATTCAAGTCGTGTAAAAAATATTTATGTGTTTGGTAGCCAAGTCTATGGTACCACTACGCACAATTCCGATTGGGATTTTATTATGATTGCTAATACACCAAACACTAATCAGGAGATTCATTCTGGTGACTTTAATATTCATGTTATGACTGAGGATCAGTTTCTTAAAAACTTGAAAGAACATCATTCAAGTTCAGTAGAAGCTTTCTTCACACCAAAAGAGTTTAGATTAAAAGAAGATGTTAAGTTTGATTGGAATCCGAATATACCATCTTTAAGACATTCATTCTCTCATATATCTTCTAACTCTTGGGTAAAAGCAAAAAAGAAGATAGAACAAGGAGATTATTATATCGGTATTAAATCCTTGTTTCATAGTTTAAGAATTCCTATATTTGGCATTCAAATATCACAAACTGGAAGTATATACGATTTCTCAGTGGCTAATTATATTCATGATAAAATCATTTCTAAAGAATGGACTTGGGATGAATTAGACACAGAATTTAGACCTCTTAGAAATAGTATTCTTACAGATTTTAGAAACGTAACAACTAAGTAAAATGAATGCAGTATTCACGGATATAGACGGGGTTCTTTTTAACACTACTTCTAATAGGTGGAATAAGACTGCTATTAATTTATATAATAAACTTTGTCTAGAATTTAATTTACGAGTAGTGATTAGTTCCACTTGGAGAACAAATCATTCAATTTATGAATTGCAAAATATTTTTATACAAAATGGCATTGAGGTTGAAATCTATGACTACACACCAATTATAAAGTTTGATGGTAGAGGTTCTGAAATAGAAGAATGGTTAAGAAACAATCAAGTAGATAATTTCATTATACTTGATGATTGTACCGTAGATATAGAAAGACAGGGGTTGTCAAATATTGTTAAGTGTAGAGGATGGATTGGATTCTCACAAGAAGAGTATGATATTGCTGAAAAAATTTTATTAAAAGATAAATATGTATAGTAAACATCAAAATGTTTCAAACGGAGATATGTCATTTATTGAGGCATATTTACCAGATAGTGTTAAAGTTTTTCATATGGACTCCTATAACATAGAGGATAGAAAACGATTTCAAGGTTCGTTTATATATGATTTTAACATTGATAGGTTATCAGCCTGTAATGAAGCTCCTTTAGAGGTGTTAAATCAATGTAAAAGATATTCGGTAAGAATATGTACTTGTAAAGAAGTACCACACCTAGTTTGGACAATTTGGTTTTAAATTATTCCGAGACAAGATATACTTTTCTCTTAATCATCTCTACCACTTTTGCTTTAAATATTGGTTCATCGGTGTCCTTTTTAACAAAGGAGTCATATTTATATGGGTTATAAGTTGCTTGATTATCAGTGGATGGATTTGGAATTTCTTCACCTGGTAAAGTATAATCTACTATGTTACCAATAACGAATGCATGTACATTCTTTGATTGTTGTTGTCTAACTTTCTCTCTTCCACCTGGTCTAACTCTAAATTCAACATTTTCTAATTTAATGTAATCGGTGTGAAGAACAACTCTTTCATTAAATCGAACAGAAAATGTATGAGTATGTAAATTGTAATACACCATTACTCTTTTACCAACTAATTCTTCTTTAGGTGGTGTTCTAAGAACTGCTTCATTTATAAATTGACTATATGATTTAATTAGATTCATTTAGTTGATTTAATCTATTTAAATATTTTTCAGACATTTTTTGAATTAAATCTGTATTAAATTCACTATCATTAAGTAGTGATTCACAAGCTTTATATCTCAAAAATACATTATCTAATGACTTAATCTTATTAGCTGATTTTTCAGTTTGTTCTATTAAAAGATTACTATCTGATTTATATTTATTATAAAGTGATTTTATAACTGATCTATGTTTATATAATCCAGTTGGTTGAGAAGCTATTGTATCTATTGTTTCATCTATAACTTGCCAATCTGATATTTTTGATTTTAATGATTCAAGTAATTTAATATTATCTACATTTGACTTTGTATCAAGTAAGTCCATAAGAGCTTCTAAAAACAATTCTTTACCAGTAACTTTCATAGTTCCAGCAACATGATATCTTGTTATTGGTCCATACATTTGGACTTTTAAAAAATCATCCATTAATGTCATAACCTTTGATTTAAAAATATCAGCTTCTGTTATTTTAATTTCGATTTTTGGCTCTTCAGCTACTTTTTGTCCTGTTATATTTGAGAATTTTTTCATAGTGTATATATTAATTTGCGAATACTTTTATTGTTGATTGTAAATTAACACGGGATATTTTGTCACCTAATCTATCTTTGGAAGAATTGTTTCGTGTACGAATAGTTCTTTCATGTTCAATGTTTGTCTTGTAGAAAACTTCACCCATTGATTCTAAATGTGAAATTACATTATGTATATTTTGATTAAAAAAATTAAGTTCTTCAAAAAATTCAACTTCGGATGAATCTTTTTTATAATTTATAATAATTTCAACCCAGCTAAAATTATTCATCCATTCCGGTATTTCTCTACCATATGTGAGTCCATTTGATCCCATGTATGTTATTTCTATATTAAATTTAGATTCATCCTTAAAATCTGATAATATATCACCGACTTTATCTATATCATTCTTATCAAAAGATACTGATTCGTTTATTTTTGAGAATTTTTTCATAGTGTATATATTAAAACAAAAAAGTCAGAGAAGACTCTGACTTTTTATTCATATTAGATTGATTTTCTATAATCTTGAACATCATCTCTAATTTCTTGAGATTTCTTTTTAATCTCTTGCATAAATTTTCTCACTCTAGTAGCGGCTGTCTTATTTCCTTTAACGAAAAATTTATCAAATTCATCTTTAAGTAAATATTTTTTACCGTCTATTTCAATTTCCTCAGTTAATAACTTAAGAAGTTGATCATATTTGTCAATGTACTCCATAGTTTTATTTTATTTTTTTGTTGTGCTTCTTTTTGTGGTCTTTTTAACTCCTGATTCAGGAGTTTCTTTTAAAGATTTTTCTATCTTTTCCTTGATTTTGTTAGCCTCTGTATCTGATAATTTTTTATAAAAATAAGGGTAATTTGCTTTTAATTTAGAATCTCTAATACTTATTGATTTCAGATCTTTTTTAAGTTCTTTATCATTTTGGAATGCATTTAAAGCATCTGTTGCATTTTGAGAGGTAAGCCCTTGATCTTTGAAATATTGGATTATAGCAGCAGTTGAGTAAATGTCTTTCTGTGACAAACCGGTTTTCATCTCAACTGATACTTTTTTTGTTAAAAGATCATCGAGAGTGTCAGTAAGAAACTTCTTATCTTTCCTAGCCTCATTTAAGCAAAAATATTTAAAATTAAATATCATTTTACATTTTTATTTTAATGTATATATTAAAATAAAAATGTACTTTAGTTTTTGTGTATAGTTTTACCACTAAGTCTCTCTTTCCAAGTTAGTTTCCTTGGTGATTTTAGAGAATTTATTTCATTTGAAAGATTTGCATTTAAAACTTGCAAATCATATATCGTCTTATTTGAACTCTCTTCGGAAGATTTTAATTCTTGAATAGTCCTACCTGCATCAGTTTTATATAATTGATGCCTACCGTGTAATACTCTATAAATTTCTCTAAATTTAAAGATTAAATATTTATATTCATCTGGTCTAAAATTTTCTATTATGTCAGATGTCATTAAATACTCCAATATTTCTTCATCGGTTAATTCTGATATCATTTTTTAAATTTTATTTTAATCCTAAAAGGTTTTTATTTTTAGATTTTTTATTCTTAACAATATCAATCAGTTTAGTATCTGATTTATATTTTTTATTATGATTTAAATGTTTACTTAAATCGGTTGATTTATCACCATCTAAATAATTAACTTCAATAATATCTATTAAACAATTACAGTCTTCATATATTTCTTCAATTTCACAATTAGAATCGATATTAAATACTAATAAAACATGTACTGATATCAAATCAGATAAAACACCATCTACTAGTTGTAGAATATTAGAAGCTAAATAGTTATTTTTTCCTAAGAAACTAAAAAAATCACAATCATCTATAACGATCAGAACTTTTTTATATTTTTTCAAAAAGTTTCTAAAATCCGGATTATTTATTGATTGTTCAATAAAATTAATCGGTATAAATATTGTTATCTCATCTAATTGTTTTGCTATATACTTGGCAAGTGATGTCTTACCAGTCCCTACCTCACCACGAATTATTGATAGACCAGAGTTCTGCTTTTTTAAGCATTTTATAGTCTTATTTACTGATTTAATTACATCCTCGTTATAGAATAATTCTATATCTTCAATATCGTCTATAATAATTGAATCTAAATCTAGTATACCATTATTTGATGATAGTATGTTAATTTTATGATTTACAGATTCGGAAAAATCTAATATACTTGTAGATAAATCTTCAATAATCTCTTCAATTTTCAACTTATCTTCTGTGTCTTTGTAATAAAATAAAACTTCACTAATTAAATAGTTCTCATCCTCGTTATCAATTTCTAAAAATGATATAAATATATTATCCGATATTTTTTTAAGAATTCTTTGGTTTATGACATACTTATCATCGGATGGTATCATCTCAATAAAGTGTACATCATTATCTAAAGACTCACTTGATATAGTATTTATCTTATCAATAAATGATGTACCTTCAAAAGTATCATGTATTACTAGTCTATTTGGTCTTTTATTGAATACTTCACAGATATGTAAGTAATCACCTATTTGATTATCGTCGGTATTTAGTTGTAAATTTATCATTTTTTTATAATATATAAGGTAAATGTTTTTATTATCACAATGAGTAATATTAAGTCAATTTTAATTGTAAATGACTATTTAATTTCGTGTAAGTTAAAAGGAGAAAATTGTAATAAATCTATCTTGGCTAGAAAATATCTATCCTATAAGATTTCTAAACAGATTACTAAAAAAAGTAATAATCGGATTAGTAATATTTTTCTTTATCTTTTAGGTCTTATTTTAGTTAAATAGATGGACCACTTATATCCAATTGAGGACCGTCAATGTTCAAATTTGGTAAATTTATAGATGGAAGATTATCAAACATACCTGATTGCTTTTCCTGATCAATTAATTTCATTAAAAGATCTTTTTGCATTTTTTGATATTTCTTTTTAGCCTCTTCTACTTTTATTTTTCTGGCTTGTGCTTTTTGTTTGTGGTTCTTTCTATGTTTTGCAGTTGGCATATTAAATAGTATTAATTTTTCTATTATATGATTAGATTATGAAAAAGTTAGTTCTCATTATCATCTTCCTCAAAATTAGTAAATGCTAAATCAAATTGTTTTTTTAGCTCTTCCAACTGATCTTCAGATAAAGAGTTTAATATTTCTCCACTTGGTAATAAAACATCATATACATAATTATCAGCACTTGCAACCCCTTCTGCACTAATACCATCGACGATAGATTTTGACTGTAAAAAATCATTCAAACTACTAAGAATACTACTTGTATTTTCTGTACTATTTAATATATCGAGTGGTAACTTTTTACTTCGCCCCTTTCCGCTTTTACTAACACCTACTTTTGTATTCTTTAGTTCAGCATCTACACCGGCACCACTACCAGATCCATTACCAGATCCACTACCAGATTCATCACCACCAACTTCATCTTCCTCTTTATATCCAATTACTCCTATATCTTGTTGAGGACCATTAGAAGGGGTATATCCTTTAAAGGGGGTACCCGCAGTAGGTCCGATTTTATAGGTATCTAATATCGCTCTAACTTCTTCATCATCATCTCCATCTACTTCTGTATCATTCCGACCACCCCAATCGCTAAAATCAGCTGTCCCTTCTTTAAAATATCCAAGTTTTTTTAATTTCTTTGTAACTTTTCTGAAAGCTTTTACTTGATTATCTTTATTTCCAGTCAGGCTTTTTAGCTTATTTAATATCTTTTCTATAAATTTTTTAAACTTTTCAAATGGTGTATATAATCCTAAAATGAATACTATCGGTGGATCTAAAATTCCAGCAACTTTTGCCAAATCTTCCTTTGACATAAAAGGTTCTAGATTTTTTAATGGTTTTAATATTGGAGCTACTAAGTTTAACTGTCTTAGAAGATCTAGAAAGAACTCTAAAACAACTAACAGTGTGAGTAAAGCTAATGGTATATTCCAAGGTGGTAAAGCAATAATTTGTATTATCGCAACTAAAGAACTAACTGTTTTAATTAATCCAGTTATTAGTTTTTGAGTGAGGTTTATAAACTCATTAAATAATTTATGTGCAGCTTCTTTAATTTCTTTTTTTAATTCTTGAACTTCTTTTTTTATTTGTTCAACTGCATCTTTATAGATTCTTTTCATCTCAGCCTGTTGCTCTTGTCTAAGCTTTTTTGCTTCAGCTCTTTTCTCTGCTCTCTTGGCCTTTCTCTCTTCTTTCTTTCTTTGTCTTTCCTCTGCCCTATTATCATCAGCAACTTCATTCGCGTTGTTCTCTGCTTCCTCGCGCTCTTTTTCAAGTCTTTCCTCTTCTTCTTCTAATTTTTTCTCTTCCTCTTCAAGTTTAGCCTTTCCTTCCTCCGCAGAGTCAACTATATCATCTATTTGCTCCTCGGTGAAGTATGGATTCTTTTGTTTTATAAGTTTTTTAATTACTTCTTTATCAGGAAGAAAAAACTTAGTTATGTCAAATAATTGAGTATAAGTTTTTGTCTCTAATTCGTCTAAGTGACCGATAAAATCTTTAAATGATGGCATGGTTTATATATAATACTTTATATTTCCCCAAAAATTATTCAATATCGAATTTTTTTGAAACTATGTAATTAAAATTTGAAGCCAATTCGTATCTATATTTGGCATTTAATTTACTTGTAAATTCACCACCAGAAAACCCAACAATAATATACATACTCAATAGTTCTTCTTCTTTAAGATTTAAATTTATTTTAAACTTAAATTGATTGTCCTCTTCTTCACTAGACACTTTAAAATTAACGTGATAATCAAATAGTACTTCTAAATCATCATAGTTTTTTCTAAAAAATGTTCTATCTGGTATTTGAATAAAGTTATCTCCAGATTTTGATAGAAAATAAGTTGGTCTTTCTAGACAATCCATCTTTTCAACTAGTGTTTTAATTAATTTCATTTTAATAGTCCCAGTTGCCCTTTTCATACCAGATTCTAATTTAGTAATTTCATCTAATTTAGATTTTTTTAAAGATGTTGTAAAAAGGTGCTCAAGTATTCTTGAATTTAATATAGTTATTTTAACCTCATTCCAGTCCTTAACTACACGACCCAAATCAGTAAAGTATAATTCTTTATTTTTCCATATCTCATTGAGTAAATCTGAGAACTTTAAAATGTTTTTTTCAAATTCTTTAATATATTCACCTAGAAATTTATACTTTGGATCACGATGTCTAATATCAAAATACTCAAAATATCCAATTGAATCAATTCTATTAGTGTCAATAAATTTTTCAATATGTGATTGTATATTTTTAGAAGAATTTTCATATACAATTCTTACCCACTCTTGAGTTAATTTATCCCATTTATTAATATTATCTTCTTTAAATAAATTATCTATATCATTACCTAGTAAATCGTCAGCAAATTTATTAAAACTAGCAGTTTTTTGTAAAGATATATTTTTATTTAAATAAAATGAATATTGAATTCCACTATTCAACTCTACCACTATATCTTCTTTACAATCATCACTCTTATTAGGACCTATCCAGTATATTTTTGAAATTAAATCAGATTCTAACTTTTCATCTGGTAGTAATTTATCAATTATATTTCTAGCTGTTGATCTTGAATTTACTAATTGATCCCAATTTTTTTCTATATCAAATTCTACTGAATCAAAGAATCCATTAATCTTGGATAACTCATTATCAACCACAAATTTACCACCTTCTAGTTTACCAAGTTCTAATCTATTCTTAGAAAGAAGTAGATTTTTTAAATCTGTGAGAAAAACTCCAGAATTCTCGGAATATCTTGCTTTAAGTCCTCTATCAAGAATGTTATCAAGAAAAGAATTATTTAAAAGGACCATACAAGTAGATATCTCAGATACTATATTTTTTGGTGAGTAATTCGACTTTTGATCGTTTGATTCGAATAAGTGGTGGGTTTTAATAAATTTCATAATTCTATATATTAAAAAATTTAATTTGAAATTATTTTTTAGTATGTCAGATAATTTATAATATATAAAAATATGGCTGGTAGTTTAGATAATTTTTTCGATAAAGCGAATAGTAAGATTCAAGGCAGTTTCAATAAACTTCTTGGTATGGAATCATCACCTATGATGCCGAAAAGTCACTCAGGTGTATTTTTCGGTCCTATGAATGCGAGTGGTGTTGCTCGAACATCACTTCTATCATACGAAAAAAATCCTAATCCAGACCAAGGACAACTCTCACCTGCGGTTTCTGTAGGTTCTGAGGGATATCCTGCTGGTTTTACTCCAATATCATATTATACCCGTGAATACGGAACATTCAAAGGAAAACTTACAGCATTTTACTTGGGTAATAACGATAGCGAGGCGGCGGCCTCTGGTCGGTCACTAGATGTTTCGAATAAAGAATTGATGGATACCGAGAAAAGATTAAACAGTAATAAAGAATATCTCAATAAATTTAATGATGATAATCTTGCGATAACTACTAGAAAAGTGGGTGAGAATGATCCACAAACAGATTTTAAATTTAGTTTACAAGACGATAAATCATTATCTAATTGGCCAGGAAGTTTTAATCCTGGTATTCCAAAGATACTTGTAGGAAACAATCCACGAAGTTCATTTACAGGTACTAACGAGCCTAAACCATGGGTTAGATCAAAATTCCATTCTGGTGGACAAGGAACACCGTATGAAAATGAAGATCCTGTGTACTTCGGTTTTGAAATTGTTATCAATACTTTGAATTCTCCAATTTTCAACGGAGTTGCTGCTGATTTTATTGATCTAATTGGTCTAACTCATGAAGAAATCGGTGGTAGAAGAGAAATTTTAGAAAGTTTCAACTTTGAAATTCAAAAATTCTTTAAGTTTAATGATCTTGTAGAAACAAATGGTCAAATAACAGGTGGTCCGTATGTCAATGGTCAAGCAAACTATACACCACCTCCTGGTAAGTATAAAAATTTATATAATAGTAATCTTAAAAAGAGACATTATATTAAGAAAATAGAAGGATTAGAAAAATTAGTTGAGGCCAACACTGCAAGTGGACAAGCAGCTTTTGTTAAATGGAAGACAGATTTAATAAAGTTATCTTTCTATGAAGATGTTACATTAAGCACTGGTACGTTACTAAATTTGTACAAGTTGTTATATTGGTCTAGAAAAAGGGGTAAAGGTGTTTTACCAGAGAATATATTGAGGTTTGATTGTGAAATAATTGTTTCTGAAATCAGAAATATCGGACGGGTTAGAAGTGTTCTAAATGGTCCTGCTCCGGTTGATTCGGTGGCGGCGGCACCAGCAGAGGCAGCAAAGGCAGCAGCGGCACCTGCAACATTCAAAAATCTGAGACCCGATCAAGCTGATGAACAATTTGATCAACTTACTGCTACTGAACCTGTTACAAATAGTTCATATCCCAAACCTACTACTGGATCAATAAGCAAAGATGTAAATGAAAGCGTTGATCCACAATATGAATCGAGAGTACTCGAAGTGATAAAAGAAAATGTATCTAGGTATCGGTATAATTTATATGAGTGTCAGTTTCATGTTCCAGTAATGCCACATCCAGGAGCCATTGATCATTCTGTTCCATTACAAGCATCCGATACTCATACAATAGATATTAGTTTTAAACATTCTGATATGAGCTTCGAAAGATTTGATTATTCTACATTAAAGGGATCAAAAGGAGAATATTTAACATTAAATAATGGTCTTTTGTATCCAAATAAGGTCTCGACAAAAGATACTCAAAGAGTTGTATTTGAGTCACCTGACGGTAAAAATTCATCTATTAGAGGATTATCTAAACAGGTAGATTTTGTTAGACTCGATGTAATATCTGACAATCAAGTCGAAGATACGTCTTCAATATCGGATATTATTAGTGGACTCGTAAATTCTAATGATATACTTGGTGATATAAAGGATATCGATAAAAAAGATAAATTCAAAGGAGCTTTGAAGAATGCTGGTAAGGATCTTCTAAAAGCAACCAAGACTGCTATTACAAATGAGGCTCAGAGACAGTTGAATGATCGATTTAGATTGTTGAATAATACAATAGAAAAGGTTAAACAATCTTACGGATTAGGCAGTATATCAGCACCAACAAATGTTTACAATATAAAACCAGGTAGCACTCCATTTTATGATGTCATGAATGCTTTAAGAAATTTTACTGGTGATGTATTAGGAAGTGCATTAGATTTAGGAGGATGATACTATGACAGTAGAACAAGGGAAAACATATATAGGGATTATTCAAAATAATGAAGATCCTAATAAAAACGGTAGGTGCAAGGTTCGTGTAATCGGTGTATTTGATGAAATGCCTGTTGCTGATATTCCATGGGCAAGTCCTTGGAAGGATTTAAATGGAAATGGATTTAATTTACCAGAAATTGGTAAAGCTGTCACTGTTGTATTTGATTCGGGTAATATTTATAAGCCAGAGTATATATATTCTGAGTTTTATAATGTTAATTTAGAGAAGAAACTCAAATCTTTATCCGGTAAAAACTATACTTCTATGAAGTCTGTACTATTTGATCATAAATCTCAAATTTATGTGAATGATCAAGAGGGTCTTAAAATAGACTATAAGTTTAATAATATTAATATAACTGAGGATGAAATTAATTTAAATCTAAAAGATAATTTTGGTAAAATAAATATAGGAGATGCTCATCCTGATCAACAATCTATATTAGGTACTAATTTTTTAAATTGGTTTGATAGATTTATTCAGGTATTAATGGGTTCACAAGGTCCAGCATATTTACAAACTTTACCACCAGCAACACCAACATTACCGTCACCCGTACTGATAAAAATATGTCAAGAGTATCAAGTTTTAAAAAATCCTAAATTTCTATCACAAAATATATACATGAATGATAATGAGGCGATTACGAGTATTAAAAATGATACTGCTCGTGATGCTAATTTGAGAATAAATGATCCACAAGTTGGTGATAATATAAAAACAACGGTACAAACTTTAAAAACAGAAGCGAAGAGTGATCCAATTAATACACCAAAAGATGGAAATGGTACAGAGACACCATCTGCTGTAAATTCTGATGGAACTGCTGGTTCATTATCACCAACGGATGGTGTTCCTCAAACATCTCTAGCAACACCATTACCACCAACTCCGGAGGTAAATACCAATGTAGAGAAAATACTCACAGCCATGAGAAAGAAAAAAAATAGTAAAGGTGAGTTTTATAAAATTGTTGAAACCCCGTACTATATTAATCTAGTTGGAATTAGAAATCAATATGAGGGGGAAAAATATAGTAATGTATTTAAAGATAGGATGTGGGCTATTTGGAAGGACGATGCTGGTAAGTGGCAGTCACAGAACTGGGCGATTTCTACAATTCCAGGTTTATATCATGGATTTAGACCTAAGCAAACTATGAAAGAATGGTGTATTTCAATTGACCCTAAAACTAATAAACCCCAAAGAGCTCAAGGATTGGGAATTATGGTTCCAGGTCAATATAGAGATATCTACAGACTCGAAGAAGCAGTTCCTGGTAAAAAGGGTTTTTGGGAAAGTCCATTTTTTATGGTTAATGGAGGACAATATACCTATAGAGATCAAAATTGGAATTCTGATATTATTACTTTTAGCAACAAAAGTACTGCTTTAAAAAACTTAGATACATCTTCCGGTATGTTGATACATAGAGGATTTGGCGGTGGTGTAACTGTTGATACTTGGTCTGAGGGATGTCAAGTCTTTTCTAAAGAGGCAGATTATAAGCAATTAATCGAATACGCTAGATATCACATAACAAAACACGGAAATAAATTTAACTATACTTTACTAGAAGGAAGAGATGTGGTCTAAAGATTGATTTTAGTTAAAGTGTATGGGTATTTTCTTTTGATATAGAATTTTTCCCTTTCTTTGAAATGTCTGAACAGAGTATTCTTAGGATTATCGTGTGTGAAAACATCGACCAAGTCGAAAATTAAAGCGGTCTTCTTTTCTTCGTGTAGTCTTAATGCACGACCTATTGATTGGATAATAATTTGTTCTGATTTAAATGAATCTGCAAATATTACATTAAATATAGCATTTATTGAGACTCCTGTGGATAATGTTCCTTACTAATAGGAGGCGACTAATATTTTAGTCGCCTCCTTTTCTCTAATTTCTTTCCTTTTGTCTAATATTTTAGCCATTTATATACTTTCTATTATGCAACCCAAGAGTTGTTTATTTTCATTTAAATGTTTTTCTTCTACTTGTAAATTTTTATCTCTGTATTTTCTGACAAAATGTTTACTAAAATTGTATTCTCTCTCTATCTCACACATTGTTTCGAAAATAATTTCTTCACCGTTAGGTTTTATAATTTTAATTTTTTTACCTGCTCGATGTTTTCTATTTTTCATTTTTTCTAAATATTCATCATCTATCCAAAGTTTTTTTATTTTTTTCCCAGCATCTTCTCTTTTGTTTTTATCTTTATTTATAATAGTCATTTTATCTTTGAAATTAATCCTCTGTTCTTTTGAGAGATTATCCCCCAGTAGATTATTTTTTATTTTTTTTATAGTTCTTTAAAAACTTATCATCTATATCATCTTCAGGTGTTATTTCTTTTGCTTTTTTGAATTTACCATTACTCAGTAAAATATTCATATCTGATTCAAAATCTAATTCATAATCTCCAAAATTTAAAATAGTGAATTCTACTTTTATTTTAGTTTCTTCCATAAACTTCTTAATAGCTTCTCTTTCTTTATTTCTAACTTCACCATCAATATAGAAAAAGTCTTTATCGGTGATTTCATTTTTTAATTTATTAAGAATCTTATGCCCATATTCAATACTATGAAAAAGAATAAGTGTATTTTTATCACATTTCTCAACAATTTTTTTAATAAAATTTAATCTTTTATCTGATTCGTGTATAAAGCTTTTTTCTAATTCTAAAGCTTCCTTACCCATACCACTTCTCTTTATATACTCAAGTCTTTCACCATAATCCAAGTCTTGATGGTTCATAACAACGACTTTAACTTCCATTGGTGTGATAATACCCTTTTCTTTTAATTCACTTGCAGAAACTTCGGTTATTTTAGGTCCTAAAACAGATTGTATTGTTAATATTTCACAAGATTCATCTGGTGGAAAAGTACCAGAAACTCCAAATCTTGAATAAGCAGAACCAAATGTTTTGTGTAGAATCCCAGTTATAGTTTTTGCTTTAGCACCGTGAGCCTCATCACAAGCAACTGTATGAAATTGTTGAAAAAATTGTTTAGGCCATTTCTCTAATGATTGATATGTACCTATGTAGATATTTGGATTTTCAGTTCCAGAATATTTTCGTGGTTTATCAGACATAACTTCTTCTATTCTTATATCACAACCATTTTCATTGACTTCTTTATTTGAAAGTCTGTTTATTCCTTGATTATACTCTATTATATTATCATAGAATTGTGTAACTAAGGTAATTGATGGAACAATAAGTAAAAATTTAGAATCTTCTTTTAGATTCTTTAAAGTGTAAAATATAACTATTGATATAATTAGCGATTTTCCACCAGAAGTTGCAACCTCAGCCATACAAAATCTATTTTTAAGTATTTTATAAGCAGCATCTACTTGGTGATCATAGGGTGTGAACGGTATCCACTCACCTTGTTTATTCTTAACTTTATGATCTTTAAAAAATTCTTTACAAAAGTCTTTAACTTTATCAAGACTAATATCTCTATTTATAGGAAAGTCTTCTTTATTCTCAATAACAAACGGAACTTCTATCTCTTTACAACCATTAAAACATTCTTTCCAAAGACCAAGATTTATTCTACCATTTCTAAAATATGAATTCTGACCATTCCAAACACCCATTTTGAAAGCCGGCATATATCTATAACCCTTAACATGTCGGGTTAGCCATATATTCATTTGGTGATATTCAACTCTTGTTGCATCTGACACAACAAGTTCTTCTGTGTTTGGTTCATAACGAAACTTCATTATATGTTATATGTAATCTTGTAATTTAAGTTTTTTTTAAGGCTTTTTTACAGGAGGAACATGATGTGTGTATATATATTAAAAAAAAATAAAATTTATGAAAATTTTTAAATTTATTAAAGGACTTTTCGGATTTAACGACGAACAACCGGTACAAGCCGTAGTTGTTGAGGATGTTAAGACAAAAGTTTTAGAACCTTTGAAAACTGTGGTTGAGGCTCCTAAGGTTGAGGCTCCTAAGGTTGAAGCTCCTAAAGTTGAAGCTCCTAAGGTTGAAAAAAAGGAAGAACCTAAAAAAACAGCTAAAGAGATAAAGGCTAAGATTAAAAAGCCGGTAGAAGCAGTATCTGATGTTTCAACTGAGCAGAAACCTAAACCTAAAAGGAAAAGACCAAATCGTTCAAAAAAACCTAAACAACAAGGTGAATAATAAAAAAACCTCTGATTTAATCAGAGGTTTTTTTATTTTAAATTATTTGTTTTATTTTAAAATCCCTTGTTTCTTTTTTGAACTTATCTTTAAGATAAGATGATAGAAACTCATCATCTTTTATTCTTGATGTTATTAGAGTTAAGAATTGGTCTATTCTTAAATCTGTTTTAAAATTATTTATATTCTTACCAACACCAAGTGTACGATTGATTGATGCTAATATTTGTGTACATTATATA